TGTGGAAATAATGGCAGTGGTGGAAGTTTAATTGATAATATTATCAATAAGGCAGACCCATACTTGACTGCAGCTAAAACTTTCATGGATGGTTCCTATGAAATGTATGTTGGAACTCCTGGTCGTCAAATGACGATGAAGAAAACTGCCAGCGGGACAACAACAACTTCAGTAAACATTAATAATGCCGCAAATGCACAATATCAGTTTGCAAAAACAGTAAATAATAATCCAAATCTCACCGAAGAACAGAAGCAAGCAAAACTTGCTGCCTACGAAAAAAGAAACACTGGTGGTAGAGGCGATACTGGTAACTTGGTAGCAGACCATACATCATATGCTGGTAACGCTACCGTAGAAGTTCATGGCGACAAGTGTGAGCATATTGATGGTAGTAATCCTATTACTGTTGAAGGTGATTATCATTTGAAGATTACTGGCAACTGCCATATTGAAGTTGGTGGTGGTTTCTTCTTCTCTGCAGAAGGTGCTCCTAGAGTCGCTCCTAGCAAAGGACAGAAGAAAGGAAGTAAAGTTCAGAAACATACTATACGATTTGGTTCTGACGTTGACATGAACGTATCTGGTGCTAAATTTGCTCTTCAGAGTTCTGAAATTGAATTTGGTGCTCAAGCACATAAAATTGCTGGTGCTAGTTACGAAAACTCTTGTGCAAACCAGAGTTATGCTGGCGGTGAAGTTATGATTTCTGCCAATAATGCCATTAGTTTCCACTCAGTAACAGAAAACCATGTTGTTAATATGGTTAGTGGGTCTATAGTTTCAGCAAAGGCAGGTATCTTTAACATGGTTAGAGGTTCTATTGATTCTGTTCTGATTCCTGGTAGCGGTGGTTCTGATACTATTCCCAGATACACCGTACAGAATCCATCTGGACCTGTATCTTACACTGCTGGTGCTACTGGTATGAATATTAGCGTTCTTACTGGTGCATATAACCTTAATGTTGCTGCTGGACTGTTTAGAATTGCTGCTAGTGCTGTTGGTACGATTGAAGCGAAGGGTGCTATCAATATAGATACTCAAGGAGTCATGCGTCTTAGTGGAAAGTCAATTTTCTTGAACTGACTTGACAGCACCCCTAGGGTGTGCTACCATAATGGGGTACTAAAATCCATTTTGAATGACCGACACCGTTGCTCACATTTTTGTAAATTTTTCCAAACGGAAAGTTACCGTGGTCGATGATGAGGGATATGAAAAAGACGTTCAGTGGAAATGGGACCAAGAAGGTTCTGAAGGATTTGCAGAAACTGTAGATGCAATTCAAAGCACTGTTGACTCTGACCTTATTACTTATTGCTTTGCTGTAAAATGAATGACCCCATTAGAGTAACTGAAGAAGAAGCAGAAAAATATCTAGAATTTCTCGTGGACATGTGCGACCGAAACCGTTGTGTTTGGCGCATTGAACGTCCTGATGGTAGGGCAGTTATTATGGCTCCCATTCTTCAGTCTGGACCTCCAATTAGCGAAGAGGTTATTGACCAAGTTGAAGAGTTTCGTAAACAATTTATTGGAGGACTAGATGAGCAAAATTCGTGACGCGATTATTGCTGGTGCTCTTTTAGGACTAGCACATGGAATGGTAGCAAAAGCAGAACCCAACATCAAAGGATACTACACCATGGATGCCATGGGTTGTATGATTCTGCGAGAATGTACCGAAGGTGTAGTAGAAATCAAGAATGCTAAAGACGTAGGTAAGTACTATAAAAAGATGGGAATGATGGACCCAGTGTATACTGAGTTCAATGAGATGATGGCAGCACTAGACAAGATTGGAGTCAAGGTATTCATGGCACCAGAGAAGTATTTCCCCCCTGGTCATCGTGGTGTCTACCATACTGTCAGCAATAACTTCTATCTTAACGCTACGCTTGTCAAACGTTATGGCACGCTGATGAGCGTAATGCGTCACGAAGGATGGCACGCTGCACAAGATTGTATGGCAGGTTCTATCAAGAACTCTATGATTGCTATCATTCATAATGAAGAGGATGTTCCTCCTCTGTGGCGTGAGATTGCAGAAAAGACTTATCCAGCATCTGCAGTTCCCTGGGAAGCAGAAGCAATGTGGGCAGGTAGGACTGCTGGTATGACACAGAAGGCACTTAAGTCTTGTGCTGCTGGAACTATGTGGACCGACTATGAAATTACTCCACTCACTAGAAAGTGGTTGGAGGAAGAAGGATATATAAAATAGTCTGGGGCATTTATGTATGGGACTTTTTGACACCGTTCGTTCATCTTTTGACATTGGACCAGGATATCGAAAAAATCTTCAAACAAAAGATTTAGAATGTCTGATGTGTGAATACTGGATTGACCCTGCAGGAAAACTGTATGAGGTTGATTATTCGCACACTCAGGATTTTGTAGAAGATATGCTTGGATACATACCAAACGGTCGTCATGGTAAAGTTCGTCCAATTTACCATACAGGAGTAGTAGAAGTTTATCCAGAAAAATGGGATTGCTATTATGCTCCCTTTCCCTCTTGCCATCTGACCTTTGTTGATGGTATAATTACTAAAGTCAACCACGTCAACAAGCATGAGACCAGAAACCCGTAAATCTATGGAAATGCTGTTCTGTGCTAAGTGGAACTTGCCAAAAGCAGCAAACCATGCTAATCTTACTAACAAGGAAATGAAAATTACTTTCAATGAGTATTGTGCTTTTCATCCCCCCACTTATGGGACGGTGGCGGAATCGGTAGACGCACCAGACTTAAAATCTGTTGAGGATTAACCTCGTGAGAGTTCAAGTCTCTCTCGTCCTATACATAGTCTCGGGATGACTTTAAAAGCGCCCTGGTCGGGAACCCCTTCCCTGAGAGTCCTAGACTCTCTTTTGCCTCCGTAGCTCAGCTGGATAGAGCAACGGTTTTGTAAACCGTAGGTCGTCGGTTCAAGTCCGACCGTGGGCTCCAGGGGAATTAGCTCAGTTGGTAGAGCGCCTGCTTTGCAAGCAGGATGTCAGGAGTTCGAGTCTCCTATTCTCCATTCGCTATTCGGAAATAGCGAATATTCCTCTATAGCTCAGTCGGTAGAGCGTCTGACTGTTAATCAGAATGTCCCTGGTTCGAGCCCAGGTGGAGGAGTTATCACAGTTGTATTATGAAAAAGATTGATATTTTTCCAACACCCTTACATTTTTTTAATATCGGTGACACTCAAGAATTTTTAGATTGTAAAAAAAATTTAGTTGAAGGTGTTGTTTCCGACTGGGATGAACAAGCAAGACCTTATGATTTGTCTGTAACTACAGATGATACTTTGCATTTGAGAGAACCGTTTATTGGATTGTCCAAACTAATTTTATCAAAAGCAAAGTTAGTATTTGACGACCTCGGATTAGTGAGAGAATCCGAAAAAATTGTTTGTATGTGGTCAAATATTTCTATTGCAGAAAGTAAGCATCAGTTACATTTACATGCAAATTCTTATTACAGTTGTGTTCTTTATTTTACATGCCCTCAACCAAATCCAGGATTTTTTGGAGTAAAAGACCCTAGACCAGGATTGATGGCTACTTACTTTGAATATGAAAAGGACAATCAGTATTCGCAAAGAACTATAGATATTTTACCAGAAGAAGGATTACTAATATTCTTCCCCTCTTGGTTAGAGCATGGCGTTCAAAATGGATATTTTCCTAAAGAACAAAAACGTATTTCGTTGAGTGCTAATATTATGCCAGTCGTTAATATTACTGATTATACTCATCGTTATCATTACCAATGAAAATAACTTTATACAAAGAACCATTTCATTTTCTTATTCTCGATAATGTTTACACTGAGGATGAACTTAAACTTATATGGACTGAATTAGATTACTTGTATGCAGTAAGAGATTTATTTTTCTTAAGTCCAGAAAAAACTAAATCTGCTACTGATAGTGAAGGCAATCTTTTAAAAAATAATTTTGGTAACTTCTTGCAAGGTTTTTATGCTGATAGGAAATATTCGCATTTAATGACCCTCAACCAAAAAATATATGGTGATGATATTATACGTCATCCAGATTCTTGGTTTTTCAATCAAGAATTTAATGCTGAGGGAACTTTAATATCTTATTATGAAAATGGTGGGTACTATAAACCTCACAATGACAATGCGCTACTAACTGCATGTACTTGGTTTTGGAAAGAACCAAAAAAGTTTACAGGGGGCAACTTTAAGTTTTCGGAATACGACCTACAATTAAAGATACAAAACAACTGTGCAGTAATATTTCCATCACATATTTTCCATGAAGTAGAACCAGTTTCTATACCAGAAGAATATGCAAATCAGGGATATGGTAGATTCTGTATGACTCAATTTATTGAACGATTTCGTACTCCACCCTAAATATTTTTAGTTAAAATTTTGCATTGTAATGAAATCCATCTATATTGAGCATGACTTTTTATCCGAAGATGAGTGTAACGCAACAATTGCTTTCTACGAAGCATTTTCACATAAGTCCTTTCACTACAGAGACAATAACTCTTTTCCCATTGGATTGAATGATTTTAGTGAACTTGATGAAATACATGACCGAGTTTTAAATCGTGTTGCTAAAATTGGTCAAAAGAAATATGTACTAGATAATCATGAAGTTGTAAAGTGGCCACCAAAATCTAAAATGTCGATGCATAAAGATTTTGATTGTGATGAATGGAGTGCTATTGTTTACTTAAATGATAATTATTTTGGAGGAAAAACTTTGTTTGAAAATGGTATTGAAGTAAAACCTCAAAAAGGAATGTTGATTGCGTTTAACGGATATGATTTGAATCATGGAGTCTCTGAAATTCTGAACGGTGATAGGTATACCTTGGCGTATTGGATTAAAGAAAATGGATAATATATTTGAATTGGGCAAATGGGATATTACTACAGAAATTTTTATGGGTAGTAAGATTATTACTATTGAAAATTTTTACAAATATCCCAATCTAGTAAAAGAGTTTACTATTAATCCATTGCCTAATTTATGGAGAGCTGAACATGCTGAAACTCGTAATGGATGTTTTTATTTTGATAGAAGAAGTCAGATTGATTTAACAAATCAACACCACGAACAACATAAACGTATTTTTGATATTTTTTCTCAATTAATTGGACAACGAATAGGTGAGCATAGTGGTAACTATCGTTATATTAGTAATGTCACAAAATTTTTAAAGCATTCCTTTAATAACATTGATAATTGTTATTGGTGGCCACATAGAGATAAAGGATATAATGCTATTGTTTCTTTAAACGATGAATTTGGAGAATCGGAATATCCAGGAACTGCATTATTTCATCCAAAAGATGAACAAGCAAGGACAAATGAAGGTGTTAATCCATGGGTATTAAAAAAAGATTTTAATCTTGTCAAAGACCTTAAAGCAAAGTATAATAGATGTGTATTGTTTGACGGATTAAAATTTCCCCATGCAATGCATATAAACGATTATAGATTTTTTGATAAATTCTATAGAGTAAATACCGTTCTATTTTTTGAGCAAAATGACTAACCGCGAATTCATCGACAAGAATGGCAACACCTGGAATTGGGAAGAAACTCCTGAAACTGTTGCTGCACTCAAACAACTTCATAAAACTGTAGTTGAGAATCGAGCAATTAAACCTAATGCCCCGTCCAAAGAGTGAGTTTACTCATGGTGGACTAAAACCAACGTCCATCAATCTTCTTCGTTTAATTTCTGAGTTAGAAGGATGTTACCAACTAACAAAGTATATGGCATTTGACGAAGATAATGCTATAATAGATGAGATGAAGACTAGATACTACAAGTTGTACTACAAAACCGTTAAGGAGGAAAAAAATGTCTGACGCTATTGCTGACTATTGGACTGCGAAACCTCCTATTGAGGGACGCCCCGACATTCAACATGACTGGGAAAAGGAGTATGAAA